GCATATCCAATGGCGACTATAAAGTCGGTGAATTGTCTGCCGTGGTTAATTTATACCTTCAGCAAGTGGCCATAGAAGCCACCAGAATTGCGTCAGAGCGCATGAAATGGATTGCCTTTACACCGAGTGTTGATAACGCTGAAAGCCTTGCAGACAAACTATGCAAACTTGGCATTACTAGCGCCGTGGTGTGCGGTGAAACACCGGCGCAAGAACGCGAAAACCTGATCCGTCAGTTTAAGGCTGGACAGATCCATTGCTTAGTCACCGTGCTGGCGCTATCGACTGGCTTTGATGTGCCGGATGTGGATTGCATTATCTGGTGCCGGCCTACCAAGTCGCCGGTGTTGTATGTGCAGGGCATGGGCCGAGGCACACGCATTGCGCCAGGCAAAACTGATTGTTTGGTGCTGGACTTTACCGACACGGTTGAACGCTTGGGGCCGGTTGACATCATCAAGGGCCGAGCCAAGGTTAAGCGCAGCGGCGATCAGGAAGGGCCGTACAGCATCTGCCCTGACTGCGGAGAGCGCAACCTACCTGCCGCGATGGTGTGCGTGCATTGTGGCGCCACGATAAGGGAAGAAGTGGCCAAGCCAATGGACGCCAAAGTGTCCTATGCCGCGCTGCTGTCAGCACAACGGGCAGAAATCACAACTTGGCACGATGTCACAAGGGTTGATTACCGCCTGCACCGCAAGCCTGGTAAGCCAGACAGCGTGCGAGTGGATTATTACAGTGGTCTATTGCGCTGCGCCAGTGAATGGATCTGCTTAGATCATGGCGGCTTTGCAAGAAACAAGGCGCTGGCCTGGTGCGATCAACGCAATGGATGCCAGACCACCACCGAAGAATTGCTGGACACCGGCTACACGCTCAAGACACCAGCACGTATTGCAACTAAACAAAACGGAAAATTTACAGAGGTCAAAGATTATGAATTTAGCAGAACTGAAAGCCATCAAGATGCACCTGAACAAGCAGTTGAAGGAGCTTGAATCAATCCAGATCACTTGCCTGCGCTGTGAGCATTTGAAGTCTGGCCACCGGTGCGAAAAGTTTGACGCCAAACCACCGGCTGAATGGCTGCATGGGCCTATTGACTGCGAGCATTGGTTGTGGGATGCTGTGCCTTTCTAGCAATGTGCTAGAATTCAATAGACTAAACAAAGGAGCAAATTGATGAAAGCAGTACCTGCCAAATACTTTGCGTTTGGCCCATATCGCGCCGAAAGCCTTGGCGGTGATTGCGGCTGGTGGGGTGTGATGAACCGCAACGGCTTTAATTGTTTGACGTTTCCGGACAAGCCTGGTGCTATTGTGACAAGCGAAGAAAACGCAAAAATACTTGCCGCGGAATGGAACGAAATCAAAGAATTCGTATACCCGCCTGACTCGTATGTGATGCCAATTACAACTCAATTGACAGACGAAGAAATGTCTGCGTATGTGCGTAGTCGAGTTTATACAAAATGACCAACTTTCAAATTTGGGAGCAACACAACCTTGCCCGATTTGCACAAGAAGCAAACAAGAAATTGCTGGCACAACAAAAAGAGATTGAGCAGTTGCGCGATGACCTGCGAATTGCTATTGACGCATATAGAAAACTTGTAAAGGCAAACCATGAAAATTAAAGATTATTTCCAAGAAATATTTGGCGAGTTTGAGATGAACCCATCAGACATGGCCGAGCTTGTGTTCCGTGCTGGCTGGAACAGTGCTATGGATGAGGCATCTAAGAGGGTTGACAATCTGCCATTTAGCAAAGACACCCAAGACAGCTTCAGAATTTGGATTAAGGAGATTAAAGAATGAACAAAGACCAATGGCCCGAGAACAATTGGCCGTTTCCCCCGTACCCACTGAGGAGCAAACATGATTGACCAAAAACTACTTGAGTACGTAGAGTACAAATTGTTTGACGCAATGCTTGATGGATGCCGCGTTGAAACACATCTCAATTATAAACAGCATGACCCGGGAAGATGGTCTGTGTCTTTACGCGCCGACCATTTAAGCCGACTTCTTGACCTTGCCAAAGAAGGATTGGAGAACTGTGATGATTGATTCAGGATGGCGCAAGCGCCAGATTGCTGATGAAATCCATTCGTGCAGCCCGTTTTGCGATAAGCCAATGTGCGTAGCTGAAGCTGTACAAGCCGAGCGAGAGGCTTGTGCAAAATTGGCGGCAGCTACCATTTGTGATACGCATATACCTTCAGGCGTAAAAATTTACGGGACTGTTGCAGCCAAAGCCATCCGAGCAAGGGGACAAGCATGACACAAGATGAAATCATGGCGCTAGCAAAACAGGCGGGATTTGAACGGTTGGGACACACAGATGACGATTGGGTTTGTTTGCCAAAAAACGTTGAAAATTTTGCCGAAATTATTGCCCTTGCCGAGCGCAAAACGTGGGAAGTAGAGTTTGCTGGCATGGGTGAATGGGCCTGCGTATACCTACTCCAAGAAAGGAGCAAGCATGATTGAAGTAAATGACATCGTACAAGTTGACCCAAACTTTGAAACTTTTGGGGCTTGCATGGTAGTGGTGACAGAAGTTAAATCTTGGGGCATTCAAGGTTATGTACAAAATGCTGGCACGGAGGGGCAAGCCTATATTCGTCTTAAAACAGAATCGTTTGAGCCCACAGGCGGGAAAGCAGTATGGGTGGCTTCATGAAACGACCGCTTGAACAAGATTACACAAGCCTGACGGCGTACACCCGGGCGCTTGAAGAATACTGTAATGGTTTAAACATGATCCACATTACGTTGGAAGGTACGCCAATAACAGAGAAATACCCACTGATTACCGCCGAAGAATGGGAAGCATTAAACAGGGAAGAAGATGCGACAAAGCCGACATAACGACATCAGAACAGTATTGCTACGCAACCAAGATGGCTTGACCGCAAAAGAGATTGCCGAAAAGATGGATGCAGACCCAGATGCAATACGCAAAGCTTTGCCCAATATTTATGGTGTGTACATTGACAGGTGGCTGACAAATATTGGCCGTGGCGCAGCCTCTGCTGTTTATATTTGCGTACCTGTGCCAGATAACACGCCGAGACTAATCAAATGATGAATTTTCTTTGATGGCTGTTTACTGGTGTTGTCGGTGTTGTAATTTTTGTGCTGTTGGCACTATGGCTGCACACTTATGCGTAGGGGCGTGTGCCCAATTTGTCAATGATCAGTTTGCTTTTGCGTGGAGTAGCACCGGCTGCGTTAGGCACGCTGATATGCGTCCAGCGGTCAAACTCCCGTATCACTTGGTCATATCCCAGGTTAGAGGCAATGATGGCCTTCACGACCTCATCTGGGGTCATAGCAGGTACACGAATGTCAGCAGCACAGCCGACCCTATGCTGACTACTATCTTTACTGCCCACAGCATCATTGACTTGTTTACTTCTGAAAGCGGAATTGACCATGATGGGTTTGCCACCAAGGATTGTTTTGACCTCTTCCAAGAAAACAGCCAAGCGTTTAAGGTTTTCAAGTTCTTGCTCATTAGGTGTGTTGTCAAACTCACGATGGTCTGTGTGAGTCAGCTCTTCAAGTGTGAAATGCGGTGTGAGGTTCATGTCAGTGCTTGTGTGAGTTACCAAAGTAATAGCTCAAAATCAACATATTGGCTGCATCCAGTGAGCCGAGCATACGGATGACAATCTCTCTCATGCCGTCAGGAATAGCATTGTTGAGCAGCAAAAGGTTGACCGTGCCCCACAGAACAAACATTCCAATAGCCAACACAGGGGTGACCATCTTGCTGTACCAGGGAGCAGCGGTACTGGTAGCAATCTCTAACTCACGCTTACGGGCACTGTCTCTGTCAGCCGCATCCAGCTTTGCATATTCAAGTTCTAAGTCAGCCAGCTTTTGCGCTGCTTGTGGGTCTCCAGCGATGGCTTTGGCTACGGCTTCCACGCTGTCGGTAACACCAAATTTGCCAGCAATAGCAGACACAGCAGCACCACCCAAAGGACCAGCAACAATGGTAGCCAGAGTAGGTGCAGCGCCCTTGAGGAGAGCAAGCAATTCATCCATATCAACCTTTCATTTTGTACACAATAAATTCAAACGTGGCCCACCCAATGAACCCTGCTGCCAAGCATGAAGCAAAACCAACAAACAGGATGTTTAACATTTCCGCCATCTGTTCACGCTTTTTCTTTTTATCGGCCTCTGCCTCGCGTTCTTTGCGTTTGCGGTTGGCAATGATGAGGTTGTATTCCGCTTGGATAGCTTCCCAAACATCGCCCTGGCCTGAGTAAATTAACTGCTCTTTGAGTTTTTTCTCGGCGTCCCGCAAGGCTTTGGCCTGCATAACGGTATCAAGGGCTTGGCCCATGTCTGAGCGTTTCTTGCCCTTATCTTCCGTAGCTGCTTTGGCAACGGTGTCGCGCATCTCAAAAAACTTGATCAGATCACCGCTGCACTCTTGCAAATCCTTGCCCATCTGGATGGCTTCTTGGACCCCGGCAATAGTGCTTTTCGCAAGGGCGAATGCGGCGCTGATTGTGATGGGGTCCAACATTACTTATCTACTTTGTTGTCTAGCTTGTCAAAGATTTTGCCCAACATGTCTTTTACTTCGTAAATGTCATGGCGGTAATCGTCTTTGGAAACGTAATTGGTAGGCATTGCCCGTAGGTCTGTATCCAGACGTTCCAAAGTGCGCGTGATGTTGTTCAGTACCCAACCGCCAAAGAAAGCAGCCAGGCCAAGGGCAATGTTGAAAAGTTGCTGGGTTTCCATTACGGTTTTCCGTTGGCCATGCCGGTTAAGTCAATACGAAGGGCGTTTTTGTTTGTTTGTGTTGGGGCCAACTGGTTAGGTTGTTCCAATGCTTTTTTGACTTTGCCTGTAATTTCTCTTGTGCGAACAAGTTCGGCCGCTTTTTTGACAGGCAAATGAAGTGATTGCAAAGCCTCAAGGCCACGCAACATAGCGCCAGATGTGTTGCTGAAGTTAATAGCACCAGGCTCTTTGACAACCACATCCTTGATGGCATCACGCAAATCCATGATTTGGTCGCGGCCAGTCTTGCCAAACATGTAGCCCAATTTGTCTTCTGAATCCAATTGCGTGATCAATGTATTTAAATTTTTGAAAGACAATTGATCACCCTTGGTGAGCAAATCTTTCATGTGCTGCAATGTCTGGCCTTGCAGTTCTGCATAAGCCTGGC